ACTGATCCCCTGTAGCCTGTGAGCCTGACCGATACCCTGTAGCCTGTGAGCCTGACTGATACCCTGTAGCCTGTGAGCCTGACCGATCCCCTGTAGCCTGTGAGCCTGACTGATCCCCTGTAGCCTGTGAGCCTGACCGATCCCCTGTAGTATTATTTTTTTTAGACCATTTACATTTTTCAAAAACAAAAGATATTCCGGCCTCAATAATTGATTTTATAGAAATTTCTGCCCCTATTTTTATCGTCGAAGATGCGATCTTTGAATCTTCACCTGTACGGTCAACATTCCCGTCAATTTCTACTTCGTGAAATTCACTGCTTCCTGGCGGGTAATACCCGAAAATATCTATCGGGTTTTCGCAAGAATGGAAGCCGTTTTGGGTGCAACATTTAGGCTTTTCTTTTGTAGAATATACCTCTCCTTCCTTATACTGAAACCCCCTACATGTCATATCTTGGTTAAATCCTTTAAACGCTTTCACTCACTCCCTCCCTTTAAAAAGTTATTGTCCGAGCTTCATTTCCAACTGCTCCCCGTGAACCCGCAACCACCTCCACCGGGCCATCTCTATCAACATCTTTGTTTTGTGCCCACACACGGCAACCGGTAGCCCTTCTGCGTACATCTTGGTGAACCGGATAACGCAAGCACCTGTTTCCCGCATGTAGTTCATTGTGGCCTTGAAGTCGTAACGGTCTTTAGGCATGGGGTAGCTCCAATGTGTTAAGTAGAAACCTTTCCGTATTCTATCATGTTCAGTATGCTGCACGCCAAATTATCAGCTTCGGTTAACGTTAAATTTCCAGGTGAATTTTCCCATATCATACTATTTATCTGTTTTTTTAATTTCACTATCCCATCACTGTTCTCGCTCTCAAATATTGTTAAATCTTTTTTGGGCAATTCATTCCCGTGATGTTCCATCTTTCCCTCCTTTCACCCGCCAAACAGGTGAGCTTTAAATTTAGGCAGAAACAAAAACCCGGTCTTGTCCTGCTACACCTTTATCTGTCACCTCTCGTATTTCTCCAAGTTCTACAAGCCTATCTATAATAGCAAGGGCAGTCCATGTGTCACCATATTTTACGTTTTTCAGTGGTGCAAACGTCATAAATGCACCCGATTTCTTCAACAGTTCCTGTATATTTTTTAGTACTGTTATTACCATTTTTTGTCCTTCATCAGTCAACAGTTTCGGCTTTTCCGTTTCATAGTTATACATTCGTCCTCCTTCTCAACCTGACAAGCCCCGCCTACTTGCAATTCCACCACCTTTTCAGCTACCGCTTAATTGCATGTGTACAGTAGCCCTCAGCTAAAGGCTTGCAGGTTAGCTCCAATGTGTTATACGTAAACCCTCATCCAATATCACTTTTCTTAACCGCACCCCTCAACTTCTTCACCGCCTCAATATCAATCATATACTTGCCAGTGTATACAGGAGCATAGTCGAAGTGCTCCAGGAATTCTTTGACGGCATCGATTAACATTTTTTGCCGCCATGCCTATGTGTCCGGGTAGTGTTGTATTTCATTTTTTGCAATACTTGATGTTGAATATTAAGCCCCATGCTTGCAGACAGGTCGAGCACTCTAATGATAATATCGGCCAATTCAGAAGGGAAACCGCACGGCTTACCTTTATCGTCCAAGTATGGTTGCATCTTATCATTTCGGTAATCTTCCAAGGCTTCACTGACCTCGCTGTGTATTAAGCATAGCAGCTCGCCCGTGTTGCGATTGCCTTTCCACCATCCTTTTTCTATTGCTGTTTTGTGAATTTCAAAAGCTAATTCGTTTAAGTTTTGTTTCATACCGGCCACTCCTGTATTAATGTTACATATATAGCAATACCCACCAGCACACCGGCAATAAAAGCTGAAGCTTTAAAAAATAACGACATTGCTTTTCTGTTCATACCGGCCACTCCTGTATTAATTTATTTCTCCAGATCCTGCATACAGAATCTTTCATAAATAATGGTACTCCCTGCTCGCGGCAATCACAAATCAAATCCGCAATAATGCTTGAATCCGGATTAAAAGCTTTTTTCCTGCCAGTTTCTAAACCCAAGATTATCCAATCAGCATCTAAATATTTATCGCTATATTGGTTTTCCAATAGCGGCTCCATTGATATAAATTTCAGATTTGGTAAATTCATTTTAGCAAGCACATTCCATCGGGCCAAATCCTTAAATCCCGTAACCGTGACACCTATCCAACAATTTTTCGGCCAATTATAATTTTTATATACTTCCGGGCTTTTAGTCAGAAAAATAAAAGTGTGCTGCGGATAGCACTTTATCTTTTCCAGTACATCCAATATCCAACCGAATTGCCAGAAAGCAATATCTGTCATAGGGCCAACGAATATGCGGCATGGATGCCCGATAATTTCAACAGAATATTCCCAAAAAAACCAATGCCGCGAATTAAAAGATTTCACTCCCCGTTTTTCGCCGAATCTATTAACCATTTTCTTTGCATAGCAATATGAGCACCCGCGAACGCACCCGATAACCGGCGACCATGAATAATCACACCATTCAATTGTTGTTTTAATCAGCTTCTTTTTTTGCATCATATTTTTTTTCCAGCGCATGCGGCTTCGTATTTCCTTAAAATTTCCGCGCGGGCATCCGATATTGCTTTGCGCAAGTTAAGCAATTCAGAATGATTGATATCAGGGAAATCATGAATAGCTTTATCAACAGATAAGACCCTCATGGTTAAGCTTAATAAAACACTTTGGGCTTGGTCTTCATTCAATTCAACAGTGATTTTTTTCATGTTTGCCTCCATTTCTAACAATATAACATCGTTTTCGTGAAATGTCAAGATGAAAAATGAAAAACAATTAAGCAGTATTAAAAAAAATTATTGACAATTATGTGAAATTAAATTAAATTACTACATATATAATGAAAATACGCTGTTCATATCTCCCGATGTATTGCGATTGCCCCCGGCGGACGGCTGCAAAGCTACTCAAAAGCCATATAAGCGCGTCAGGCTTCGATATCCCGGAAGATTGCAAAGGTGTGGCCGCGTGTGTAGGCACCGGAACGCACAAGGGCGCGGAAATGCTTTTGAATGAAGCTATAAACATCGGCATTACCCCAAGTCTGGCAAATGTCACGGATACCGGAATACAGGAATACCGGCAAGAAGTTTATGAAGGCGTACAATTCGACGATATAACGGCAAACAATAATGAGGCTGAAAAACAAATCCAGATATTAACCCGGTCATACTATTATGAAATATTCCCTAAAAAAAACCTGAATAACGCCAAGGCAGAGGAATCTTTGAAAGCTGTTTTTGGCACCGATGAAGTCACCGGGCATTGTGATTTTTCAAACCTCGAAGAAATAACAGATGTAAAAACCGGGAAGGTATCCATATATTCCGCGCAATGTGGTGGATATTCCCTTTTAAAAAGGAGTCAAGGCCATGAAGTGGTAAAAAAATTAAAATGTGAATTTCTGCCACGGACACCGCTTCGGAAGAATTACCCCGGCGCGGTTGTTCATGAATACAATGTTTACAATTCAGAAAAACACGCATTCAACGTAATTAAATTAATTAAAAAAAATGTTGCTGATTTTATGGAATCCGGGGATCCGTGGAGTTTTGCCGCTAATCCTAAAAGTATGCTTTGCAGCCCTAAATATTGCAGCGCATACGGCACGGAATTTTGTGAAGTTGGCGCGAATAAATGAAAGGCGGAAAAAATGGGAAAAGATGTAGCAGTACAGGAATCAAAAAAAATGGCAACGATAGTGGAATCAGGTGCAACACAATTTAAAAGCTTGTTGCCAAATCATATTAATAAAGACAGGTTTTTAAAATCTGCAATTCTGGCATTAAACGCAAATCCAGATTTGAAGGAATGCACACAAAAAAGCATAATATCCACACTGTGCCAAGCGGCTGAAATAGGGCTGGATTTCACACCGGCAAAAGGTCATGCGTATATTGTAAAGTTTGCGAATGAGGCCAAATTCATGCCCGGTTATCGCGGATTGATGGAATTGGTCAGGCGAACCGGAAAAGTGAAAAAAATAGAAAGTCATATTGTTTATGAAAATGATAAATTTGAAATCTCGTATGGTACTGAATCATATATGAAACACGCGCCAATTATTACCGGCGCACGCGGCGCAATGATTGGCGCGTATGCTATCGCTATACTTGAAACTGGTGAGAATGTTTATGAATTCATGAATATGGATGATCTGAACAAAGTCCGGGCAACTTCCAGGATGGCAAGGAAAGGCGCGTGGGCTGCTTTTGAAACTGAAATGTATAGAAAAATTCCTATCCGCCGGTTGTTCAAATATTTACCTTCGTCACCGGATTTGGACACGGCGCTTTCTAACGATAATGATTCGTCGGGTTTTGAATTTGAAACGCCTGTACAGTCGCCGGATTTGGCTGAACCTAAAGCGCCAAAACCTGAAAGCAAATCGAAATCCAAAGCGGTTGAGAATGTTAATGTGAAGGAAGAAAAAAAAGATAAAACCGAACCGCCGTTGCAAACGGAAGAAAACCCGAAGGTTGGCTTCCGGGCAAGGACTTCTGGACCGGCGGCAGAATCGAAACCGGCAACCGCGAAGGAAGCACCGGCAACAGAATTGAAACCGGCAACCGCACCCAATGAAAATAAATTGGATTTGTTCTGAATTCCATAAATGGACATCTTATATAAAAAAAGGAGACCAAAAAAATGATAGACATAAATGATATTTCAGTGCAAGAAATGAAGAAACCAAACGGAAAGGTTTTGTTAAGAGCTGGAGTCAGGATAGAAATACGCCAAGAGATTTCTGAATTGTCGGACATCAATGTAGATGTCATCAAAAAAGACCTGCAAGAGCAAGTTTATAATGAAATTTACGGAAAGGTACTAAATTAATAATGCCAGCTTTCCATCACCCAAAAAATACTTGAAAAATCTATTACAGAAAGGAAATTAAAAAATGATATCAAAAACACGTAATTTTCGCGGCATATTCTCCGCCGACATCGAGCCCAAACCTTTGACCGGCGTATTCGGTAAAAACGGCAACGGCAAGTCAAGTATTGCGCAGGCTATGGGCTGCGCCCTCACCGGCAATACGTCACCTGTCAAGGGACTATTAAAAAAGCAGACAAAGCAACTTGTCAGGGAAGGCGCGAAAACCGGCGGCATTCAAATTGACGGCCCACCGGCAGACGATGGAACGCCAATATATAAGGTCGGTGTTATATGGCCGGAATGCCTGTACAAAAACGAAGGCAACCCGCCGAAAAACATATCAACATTCGCGGCGGGCATGGAAAGCATTATTGACCTGGACCGGAAAAACCGACCGGCGCCGCTTTCCGATTATATTGATTCCAAACCAACAGAAGCCGATTTAAAAAAGGTGTTGAAAGCCGAAAACTTCAACGCGGAATTAATCGACAAAATAGCGGAGTCCGTCAAAATAAATGGTTACGATACTTCCCACGCCAAGACCGGAGAAAAAGGCACGCTATTAAAAGGACAATGGCAGGAAGTAACCGGCGAAGAATACGGAAGCCGTAAAGCAGAGAATTGGCAGCACGCGGGATGGATACCCGGCATGGAAAAACAAGACATATACGCCTTCGCAAACAATGTTGCTGTTTGCGATAACGAAGTTGCAACCGGAACGGCGGCAAAGGTATTGTCCGAAATGGAAAAGGCGGAGCTTGAAAAATCGGCGGCATCGAAATCACAAAGCGAAGTCATGATTGTTGAATATGAGAAGCGGATCAATTTTGCCGTGGAAGAATACGAAGGATTAAAAGTCAAATTAAAACCCATAGACGAAGGAAAGGAACAAGGGTGCCCCGGCTGCGGTTTGGCCTTGACTGTTGTTGACGGCATTATCCAAGAATCAAAAAAAGACGATGCCGCAAACGCCGCCGCCATAAAAAGCAATGCGGAAATTCAGGAAAAAATCAAAACCTGCCTCGACCGCACGGATAAATTACGGGCTGAATTAAGGGCGGAGGAAACGGTATTATTGCAGGCAACGAACGCAGAAACCCGTTTAAAAGACAACGCCAAAGCGGACGGCAAAAAATGGACAAAAAACCTTGAGGAATGGCAAACTAAGCGCGATGCCGCCGTATTAAAAAGGGATGCATTTAAGGCAACCACGCGGGCGCAAGAATTAAATACGGGCATTCAATCAAACAAAGCCATACAAGACATTCTTGCACCGGCAGGGATCCGAAAAACAAAACTGCTTGAAGCGTTGCAGCCATTCAATAAAATGCTTGCCGAATTATCAGAGCTTGCGGGATGGCCGGAAGTCAGGCTTGACAACAACTATGACATTACTTTCGGCCATCGTTTGGTAAATCTTTGCAGCAAATCCGAACAATATAAAGCCAAGGCTATCATGCAAATAACTATGGCAAAGATTGAAAATGCTGTTTTAACTATCATCGACGAAGCGGATATCATTGTCGGCAAGGTCGGAAAAAATCAATTTCTGACTTTGCTGAATGGTTCCGGAATAGATGTTATATTTTTCATGAGTGTACCAGGTAAGGAAGACGCACCAGACCTTTCAAAAATAGGCGGCGCAACTTATTGGGTAGAGAAAGGGGAAACCGAATGCCTAAATTCTTAACGCCGGATGAAGTGTGTGCCCGCTGGAAGGGCATATTAACGCCTGGCACGCTTGCGAATTGGCGCAACCAAGGGAAAGGCCCGAAGTATGTCAAAATGGGCGGCAAGATTCTTTATAAGGAAGACGATATCGAAGAGTTTGAGAAGAGTAAGGAAATGGAGGTTGGCTAATGAGCCAGGCAAAAATTGAAATTCCCGCAACCGCGCCAAAAAGGATTGATCCCGTAGGATGTGGCTGCGCCGATTGCTTAGTCGGATATTCAAAGCCTTTTGATTTATGTTCTGAGAAAGAATTCGCGTGGTGTTTTCTCGGCATAATACAAAATGCAACAGGATTAAAACTTTCAATTGAATGCAGAGGTGAGCCGGATTACTAAAAATATTAATAAGGGGGCGAAGCATGAATATGAGAAAGTTTTTAACAGGAACGATTTGGGGTGTAGTATTATCCCTTATCGGGCTGATTCTTATCGCTATAATTTACAGCGCTATTGACCGGACGCCAACAGCGCATGAGGCTGTAATTGTATCTTGGGCGGTAACAATTATTTGTTATTTTTGCGGCAACGCAATAACTGTAACGGATTAAAAAAGGGCATCCATAACGGACACCCCTTGGGGCCGGTGATTGGGAAGGCGGATGACAACCCATAACCGGCTTTTTTTATTTCAGGCTTTTTTTATTTTAAGGATTACTTGTTTTTATTTTTCCACCAATTCCACGCAGTCCTTGCCAATCCAGAAACAACGCCGATAACAACAGATATGACATGCGCTTCAATTTGTTCTGAATCTACAATCCCCATTAATACAGCTTCGGATGCCAGCCCTGTTTTAATGCCGTCAACTAAACCTTTTTTTAATGATTTGCTAACCTCGTATCGTCCCATGATCGCCTCCCCTGTTTTACTGTTTGTGGTCAAGGCTTTTTTGAAAGCCGTCCTGTCCAACATTACACCCGGACACGGATTTTCTTTTGTCCTGTGAAATTCAATTTTTAACAGTTTTTTATATTTGAGCTTGCACAGGCTGTAATAAAGTGCGCGGCTACTATCAATCTGTGATTGTGTCGGCGGATGTTTACGGAAATCACCGGCAAGACAGATGCCTATGCTATCGCCGTTTTTACCCTTTGCATGTGCTCCGATATATTTTTCATGCCGTCCGGTTTCGATTAATCCGTCTGCCCTGATAACAAAATGATATCCTATATCATCGTAACCGTTACCGTCAACATGCCAGGTGCGTATTTCCTCAACGCCAACATCCGGTGATAAGCTATGATGAAATATTACGCGGTTTGTTTTTTTACGCTTTTTCATTTTCATCCGGTCTGGTTTCAGGGATTATAAATTCCATGCTTTTAGAATCGAACTTGTAACCCTCCGGAAAATCCATGCCGGATGCCAGCCCTTGCAAATAAACAGTCATAACGGATTCAATGGCTTTCATCCGCTTGACGTAATCGCCGATGACGGCCATATCTTTTTGTGGTAACTTGATGCGCTTTTCTTTGGATTCCGGTTTTTCGATTTGTTTTTCTTCGCTCATAATTTCCTCTTTTAATGTTTGTAATTATGCTGTATAAAAAAAGCCTACTCGGAAAGGCTTTAAAAGTATGTTTTCGCTATTGGTTGCATGTAAATTAACAACAGCCAAATGTTGCGCCCCAATTTTTGACAATCTCCAATCAAATTCATAACCTGGAATAGTTGTATGATGTGGTGGCATAAGTTCTGTACCACTTGCAACAACAAAAATTGCAGCGTTTGATATTTTTATTACATCCACACCTAAATCAACCGTTGTTTCGCTGCCTTCCGTTGCACCTGTTGCGCCCGAAACTAATTTGAATTTAACGGGGAGTGCTCCCGCGCCTAAAGTACTAAAGCCATCGGCGTTAATGCTATCAGTGTATAAATTACTCCATCTTGCAGTTGCCGCCCCTAAAAGAATAGAGCTGCCAACTTTCGGCCTTATTCCAGTGGTTGCAATATTTAAAACCTCCACACCTGATAACAAAAAAGACCAATCACCGCTTGTACCTCCGCTACCATGCGTGAATTCAATTGACCCCAAAACGTCCGTAACATCATTTCCGAAATTGATATAATTAGACTGGTTATTATCCGTCAAAAACGTCATTCCGCAAGGCGTCGTGCTTTCAATAATAAAATCATTAGCATCTGGATCAACTGTTGCGCCAACACTTCCATCCAGTATACGCAAAGGGCCGGACATCGTATCCCCGATTTTTAAAACAACGGCTTTTTTAAGTTGTTCATTATCGGCAACGTTAAGTCCTTGACCGGAAGCCAATACAACGCTGACAATTTCTTCTTGCACAACGTTTCTTTCGTCGGCATCAACTACCGTTGCAGATATTGCCGGGCTTACTAATGCATTTCTGAACATATTAGCAGTGTTAGCAACGGACGCACCTGTTTCATTACTATCGGCATCAATATCAACAGTGCAATCAAAAGCGCCAACGGCAACAACTAAATGCCGGGTGTTTGCATCACCGGGAAAACCGGCGGTTGTAATGACGTAATCACCCACGTTTAAATTTGTAGTTAAAACACTAAGGTTTGTAATTATCGGCGAACCGATAGAAGTGTCCCCCGTTGCGGTATAATCGGCAATTGTCGCGGTTGCGTTATCAACTCTATGCATAATAATATCTCCTAACTATAAATGAAAGTTGCGGTCATGTGTGAATGAAACAATGTATTTATTATACATTCAATTCTTGCTTGTGCTTCGGCTGATGGCACAGGTGTAATATTGAAAACAGATTCATATACCAAGGCATCTCCTATCGGATCCCCGCACACACTGACCCCGCAAAGAAAAGCGCCGCCGCCCGAAGTTATGGAAGTCACAGTCAACGAACTATCAAGATATTTCACCAAAGCCTTGAAAAATCTTTCACTATGTTCCTGCCTTAAAAAATATCCGGTTAACGTTGCGCCGGTCTTGGTCCGGAATGCCTCACTTTCAAGCGTCAACGTACTGGCTGTTTTTTCCAATACTTCATATTTGCCTTGGTCAAAATAGCCTGTGGATAAATGCACTAAATCACCGACATATATATCCGTAGTGTCCGCAACGCCAGTGATAATATTACTGTCTTTTGTCGTATTGCCAGTGCTAACATATCCAGTTTCAATCGTCAACGGGAAAATTACGCGATACAATAATTGTTCTATTCTGTCACTGACGGCGGCTGGAATATCAAAACAGTTATCAGGAAAGCCGAAATCTTTTTCCCACTCAGGCAGTAATTCATCTGGGAAAGTTACTCCATTACATTCAGAATTTAATACCGTTTCCCAAAACAATTTAGATATTCGTCCGTCAAGTCGGAATAATTCCGGAGCGTGTGCGTTCATGAAATTATAAAAAGTGTTTCCTATTTCACGCGGGAACGCCGCGCCGGTCGGAAATAGATTAACCAGCATTTTGGTGTATTGTTCCTCTGTGAATTTATTCAAACAGCCCATTATATCATCACGCTCCCGTTAACTGTAAGGCTATCAAGTATTGGTAATTCTCCAGTTGCCATAGTGATATCATCTGTAGGCACAATATCACCATTCTTTTTTAACTCTGTTATAGTATGCGAAACCTCACCAGTTGCAAGACTTATAGCTTCATCCAAATTGCTTAAATATAAAGTTTCACCCACGTCTGTACGCTTCTCAAAAAAATCAACCAGTGAATCCTTAATTGCCGTTCTTACGGGTGCCGTGTTGGGAGTTGCCGTTACTGTAATGCTGATATCTGCTTCAGTCGGAGCAAGCGCCGTAGGTGTTGCCCCAAGCGGTTTATGCACGTCAATATTTGCTTGCACTAATGCAATTTGTGGAACGCTCGGAGAATCCCATGGGTCAACCCTGAAATAACATGCCACGGTTGCCGGACCTAATACGTTACCAAATATCCATGATTTATTAACAGCAACGCCCGGTGTGTCTTTCATCCATTCCTTGTAATCACTATCATTGCCGCCCATAGCTTCATGTTGGACACGGGCTTTAATGCGTTCCCGCATAGATATATCGGTTTCTTTATCCGCACCTCCAACGATGCCACCTGTCCCCACTCCGCCCTCATTAATTAAACCGGCTATTGGCGTTGATATTGTTAGTGTGTCATTTTCTTCCCTATTATATGACAATCCAGCTTTAAGCGCCTGCACGTCTGTTTGTGCTTGTCCTGCCGCGATAGTCTCACCCGTTAATGTTTTATATTCGCCGCCATCATCATTAAGCCATATGGTCCCAACAGGAATTACCGTGCCATTATCGCCATACATAATCAACGGGCCGGATGCAATCTTTTTCTGGTCTCTCGTTATACCCCATTTGTCCCCGCGTCTTTCAAGGAATTCATCTTCTGCGGTTTCAATGAAAAACATTTTCGACATATAGTCTATAAAACCATATGTCAAATTTATTGCGGCCGCAACCACTCGCGCGTATACGCGAAGAAAAGATCGGCGCAACATTCCTGTCCCGGAAGTTACGCGGCTCAACAAATCGTTTGTTATGCGTTCGATTAATTCCTGTAATGTAGGTCTTGAAAATGCCATTATTCCCCCGCCATATAGATGTCAATGCCTGCCGCATCAACGTCGGGATTTCTTCCAAATTTATCAACCTGGCCATGTCCTTTTATATCACCTGATGATATAATGCTTTCATAATTTTGCGTGCTTGGTGCCAAAACAGTTCTTTCGCCTGCCATAACAAACTCCTTTTAAATTGTTATTCCTATTTCTTCCGCGTATAAATTCCAAGTAAAGAAGAAATTCGTCAATTCTATATTGTCAGGCGAAAACACGATAATTCGTGTGCGCCCTATATCATTATCTTCCTTTCGTGTTTCTATTTCAATTTTCCCTGCAACATTATCATCGAGCATCCACTGCAAGGCATCGCGGATATATTTTTCAGTATCCGGGAATATTTTTTCATCAACCATTTTTTCCTTAAATAACCGCCATAGCCACGAACCTATTCTATCACCGGCAATAAAAAGAGTATCATCACCCCACCAGCCACGCCGGTCATTTGGAGTGTGTTCGTCTTCGTTTTCAAAAGGAAATCGTTTATCGCAGAAAAGCGATACAATCATGGCAACCTGGATGCCGTCATTTTTAAAATCCATGATTGTCGGATCCAGTACACCTGCACCAAAACCGCCGCCTTGGGATTGCCAGCCCACGGTTGCCATTGCATTTGATTGCCAGCCTTGTATTACTAATTTTGCCATTTATGTTCCCGGTGTTGGGGGCGCTGTAGGTGCAGGGGGTGCCCCGGTTGTTGCGTGTAAATGTGTGCTTAGATTTACCGTTGCAGGTGTGACACCCGTTTCAATAGCTAAAGCCGTGACTTTGCTTCCTCCGTCTACACTGCTAAATTTCATATCCGATACAAAAAGGGCGCCAATAATTGCTTCCCATTTAGCGACCGCCTCGGCCTCAGCATCTCCCGTTATCTCAGGATTCAACCCTTTCAAGGCATCTACAATATTTTGCGCTACCGTGCTTACGGTTGGTGTTGCCATTACGGTATAAACCCATCTATTTGAGATTTAATAGCCGGAAACGGATTTGTTGGATTTAATAAAGGCGCGGGTCCAGCCGCCGTTGCGACCCGCGCATCCGTAATTGCCTGTATTAAATCACTTAATACTTCTATTAATTCATCCGAGCTATTTTTAACAGAAAATTTATTCATATTTAATATAGTTTTTTCGCCGTTGATTTCAATATTTTTGCCAGCTTTTAATATTATAGCGTGTCCGTCTTTGTGCCACAATATCACATCGCCCTGGACCAAATCGGCATTTTCATTATCCTTTGTTGGCCGCGTTGCTGAATTCTCCGTTGCAATTATTATCATATTGTCACGGTTGCCGCCTACGGACGCGATCACGGCTTCCGAATCATTCGGGGGCAACGAACCGAAACCGTATTGTTGTATGAGTTCAACGGCTTGCTTTGTCTCACCCTTCAATAATGAAATATCTGCAACTTGGATAACCCCGGAATTGTCCACGGCTTTAATTAACGCCTTGCCAATCATTAATTGAACACGGCGCTTAAGTGGGCTTATCCACCTGTTAAGAACATCTAAGCGAATATTCGCCATTATGCTGATATCCTATATGCAACGATTTTCCCTTTTTTGTCTTTCTTGGTGTCTTTGTTTTTCTTAACTTTTTTCGGCTCTTTCATATATGAATCGGGCGGCACTAACATTAATTTTGCTTCCGTGCCTTCGTCTGATTTTGTAAAATTAACGGCATTTATCAGCATGTTTTGCACTATACCGATACCGGGAATGTCCAATTTTATTAATTGACCTATGCTCCATAATTGCGTTGGTGTTTGTTTCCATCCCTGGACCACGACTTCTATATTTACGGATCGGGATTTTCTAATAACCTTTTCCCACGTCGCACGCTTTTGGGCGGTTTCATTGTTGGAATCCGTTTCGGCCACAATAACCAAAGGGCGATATCTGTCAACTTCATTATCTGAAGCATCTCCCATAATGTTTCCAATAATATCAACCCATTCTTTTGTTCCGTCTCCGGACGGTTGCCCGACAACAAAGTAATTGCTATACCTTGATGAAAAATCAAACTTCGCATTATAAGCTTTTATATTGACACCATATTTTAAAACGATAGGTGAAAGAATATCATTTTTATTAACAATCAAAACCATATCGCCGTCGGCGGTTGAATTCATTAAAATAGTTTCGTTGCGTGTCAATCGTTCCAATGCTTCGAAAACGGTTTCCCCTGTTTCAATATCGAAATTGATTAAACTGCCCGATAATGTAACGGCATCGCTGATTTTTAATTTTAATTTAAACGGCTGCAATAATTTTTTTGCTACATTTTCCAGCGTGGTTTGTTTCCAACTTCCGGGTAGAACATAGGCAGAGCAATCAACAATATCTGATGTTTTGTCTCTGCCTGCAATGCTTATAGTGCGGCCTTCCGATCCTGAGTCGGTTATGGTTGACGCGTCTATATAGCCGGTTAAATACTTTGCGCCGTTAATTTTCAAGATAACGGGATCACCTTCCTTGACTCTGAATTCTTCGGAGTCCACAAATTTATCGCCGGATTTTTCAGCAACAGCCAAATTCAAAGAAAAGCTGCCGCATAGATTATCCATAGAGCGTTGCACAGACACGCTTTCCCAAGCCCTGTATTCTTTGCCGTCAACAATAAGGGATAGACTGTCAGATTCCGAATCAAACACGGCTCAAGACCTCCAGAGTAACACCGCCGGGAACAAAACCCGGATGCATGACGTTATTGGTTTTAACTATTTCGGCGGCGCGGTCGATATCTTCATATAGATCATTTGCTACAAATAAAGACGGCAATGCCTCATTAAGTTTATAATCCAATACAGTCGGCAATAATAAAGACCGTTGATTTATATCTTGGATAACAACTGTTGATAGCTGATATAACGGATCATATAACTCGTCTTCAATATCATTTAGAATTTTATCAAAAGTTTCCTGCAATAATTCTATCATAGCACTTGCTTCTTGCTTGTTACTGAATCCAGCGTTTACAATTTCATTAGTGGCTGCAATAACGGACGTTATTTTTATTGTGTCCGTCAATGCCTGCGTGTTCGGGTCCGTTATTAACTTCGTGATTGCTGCGGAATCTCCGAAATATTTAGTCCCAAAATCTTCGGTTGTAAAATCTGTCATTTTAGATGTTTCACTCACAGAAGTTTTGGCATTGTCCGATATGATATCACTTCTTTCTTCCGGCGTTAAATCTGTATCATCTATGCCTGTTAAACGCTCGAATTCTGCGGCATCATTTATCGCAAACTCAACCGATATTCCGTCTTCGGCTTCTGAATCCTTGGAGGTTAAGAGCGTTTTGATTTCATTAAATAAATTACTGGCATTTTTCGCTAAATCCAAACCGCTGTTTTGTAGGCCATCGAATGATTTTTGAAAATCTTCGGCGCTTCGGCCAACGCTTCTTATCTCACTCACAACAACACTGAGTTCTGACAAAATACTTGCAACATCGTCGGCCACATTTTTCGGAGTTTGAAAAATGTCAAAAGCCTTTTCAAATGCGGCCTGCGTTTTATCGTAAGCCGTCGCCAGCGTATCATATAATGATTGTATTGGGTCTAATGCAGTCGTTAATAATTCCGGCTCTTTGCTTTCGGAAAACACCATTGATATGCGGGCCATGCCGCCTTCTGAGGAGCTTTCAGAAATGGAAACAATGCCAAGTAGTTTGACCGTTATTTCGCCTTGATACGGATGTACTAACGGGCCTTCACCCTCTTTTTCAAGTGCATTCATAAGTTTGCGTTTGTCTTCGAGATAGCGGGGGCCTATGATATACGCTTCAATGGGATATGTCCGGGCGGCGCGTCCTGTGTCCTCGACAAAATTAATGTCACGGCCTGGGAATTCATGGACTGCGGTTTTGCGCCCGAGTGTTGTATCTATATTCCGGACATAAAACTTCACGCCACGGAAGGAAGCTTGCTTGTAATCTTTCCGCCAATTACTGAATATTAAATCTGATATTCCCATAATTTATACCTAAATTAAAAAGCCATTGCCGCGCCGTTCAGGAGAGATAAATCATTTCCGCCTGATTCAAATTTTTTAATTTTAGCATCGCCTTTTTCTCCGGTTAATTCAATTTCAATTTTAGATGTTTTAGTCGTGTTTCGGTTTGTGGTTGTTTCGGTTACAGATTTACTGAAATCCTTTGTGCCAAGGGAAGGGCGGGCGGACAAAAGCGGCGAGCCGGGCTTGGTGTTTATAGACGGTGATTTTATATCCACCTCACCATTACCACCAAAGCCAAGAAAGCCCTTTATTTTATTAAAAACGCCTGTGACTTTTTCCCAATTTTTCAAAAACAATAACGGGATAGTAATGAAAGGCGCGAAAATAAGTCCAAGTGTAGTAATGATAGGTTTTAACCATCCGGGCATGCCTTCCCATAAAGATTTGAAAATAGCAACAGTACCGCCCCAAAGCGCTTTAAGTTTTTCCGTTACCCACTCCCAATTTTTATATAATGCAATGCCAGCACCAACGACGGCGGCAATAGCAATAACGGTAAGCCCGACGGGTCCCGTTATTGCCGCCCACATAATACCGGCAACGGTTGCAACGGTTCCGGCAATTCCGATTATTGCCGATAACGAACCGGCCAAAATACCAACGCCCGCAATGACCGGACCAATTATTGCGGCAAAAGCAACCATTCCACCAACAATTTTTAATGTTATTGGTGATAATTCAGTCAACCATTTAATAACAGGTTTTACGGCTTCGCCTAAACTTACTAATCCAGGTGCAAGCTTGTCGCCTAATCTTTGACCGGCAACAATAACAAACTGTTTGAATTTTTCCAATTCAACACCCGCCTTATTAATACCGTTTTGCTGTTCGTTAAAAGCTTCGGTCATGGCTCCTGTAGAATTGCGCATTGCTTCGGTCTTTTCCTTTAATACATCGTATTGCGGACCGGCCATTGCAAGGGCAAGCGTTTGACCTTCAATTGATCCAATAAATTTCTGCAATGGCATGTTTGATAATTTAGCAGTTTGAACAATAGTTTTAATTGCACCCGCAAGACCGACTTGTTCTATTAATGCAGCGCCGCTTTTAACTTTTAATTCTCCAAAAAGGTCAGTCATATCCTTTGTTGGTGCAAGCAGTGATTGCAAGACACCTTTGAATTGTGTTGATACTTTTGCGGCGTCGCCTGTCACGCCAGTTGCCGTCGCATAAATCCCGAACAAGCTTTCTTGAGCAATTCCCAATTCTTTTGTTAATGGCGTGACTTGTCCAATGCTTTGTGCCAATTCCGGAAAAGTTGTTTGCCCTAATTTATTAGTTGTGAAAGCCAGGTCTGCAACTTTTTCGTTTGCCAAGGCGGACGTGTCACCATACGCTTTTGTTACTGCGGCGGTAAGTTTCAGGGCTTCCGTGACCGTAGCTTGACCGGCGGTTGCCGCCTTAACCTGGATGTTTGATAATTTGGTTGTGTCGGCGGTATCACCAAAAGCGGAAATGACTTGGAATAATCCGTCGGAAATATCGCCCGTTGATTTACCCGTTTGGATGGCCAGGTTTTGCACATCCGTTTTTAATTCCTTCACTCTATCACTTGCACCCGGAATTAAGGTTGCAACATTCGCCATTGATTTGTTCATATCAATGGACATTTTAATTGATGCCGCACCCGTGGCAAGGATTGGCAAAGTGATATTACGGGTCCAAGTTTTCCCTATCTTCTTAGTGTTCGCAGAAAATTTATTCAATTTCCGCTGAATAGGACGCAACACTTTTGAAACTTTATCAACGCCGGATATTACAACATTAATTTTTTCGTCTGCCATTATTTTTTAATGTTCCCAAAAAGTTTGTGAATATAAACTGCCCTTTTATACCAGAATTCAACACGGTCATTAGGCATAGTGGATAATTCCTGCTCGGTAAAACTGAAAGTATAACCTATTAACGCAATGCCCTCATCCCAATCACCAGGAATCAGGCTTGCTCGAAAAAATCAGACAACTCCGTAATTAATTTCACCAAGTCGGGAATTGATATTTTTTTCAAAATAGGTACAGACACCCCGCATACATTTTGTGCAAATCTGAAATAATCCTCTGCCTTCGGATTAGTCATTGTAAAGCCTATCAAATCGCCGCCGGTCGGTTCCTTTTTGATAGTAAGTTGTTTTAATTCGTTGCCGTCTTCGTCTGTTATTGGTTTGGATAATTTAATAATTATCGGGTAGGTCTTTTCTGATTCTGATTCCGCTATCTGTTTTTCTTCTTCTAACATTTCATCCGCCTTTCAAAATGGGGCCGGATTTTCCGGCCCCGTTAAAATTAAACCTCTGTCATACCAGAGCCTTCAAAGCGCACCTGGATGTTTCCTTCGCCTGTGTTGATATCACCGTCTGCCGTGTATGCGGCTTCTTTCAAAGCAATGGTTTTTCCATTGTTCAATTCAATCGTGACAGTGCTGTCTATCAACTCGGTGAAAGCCTTCACGTCCAAATCGGATGCGTCGGTGATTTCACCTTCAATGAATGAGGCTTGTGGTGTTTCCTTAACGCCGTGTGGTCCATCAACACCTAAAATCGTTTCACGCTTTGGCGATCCGAAGTTATAGGTATAATCACCTTTTGCCTGGTAGACTGTGCCGTCTACTTTGACATATATTATCCCGCCTACTCTGCGCATATTTTAGCCCTCCATAAAATAGGCGCCGGATTTACCGACGCCATTATTATTATAAATTAATTTCAATCTGCGTCTTGCCAACTCTGAACTGATTCACGAAGTCACAAGGCAAAAACCAGTCCATTGCATTAACGTCACTGATATTGCGCTCCGATATCAGATTTGCCTTGAAGAAATCTTCATCCTCAACAAGTGCCACTGATTCCCACAATGCAAAACGTGCCACAGCTTCCGAACGTCCGACGGCGGGAGTCATTATTTTCTGACCTCCACCAACACGCTTTGTATCGTCTCCAAGCTTTGCCTGGGGATATTTCGCGCCGATATAATTCACCCAATCCCACCGAATAAACATTGCTGTGAACCGTGTATTAACATCCAGCCACGTTAAATCAACCGCGCTTGCGGCATTCTTTTGATATGTGGTTATGGATCTTTCTATCCTTACGGTTCCGGCATCGTCTGCCTTAATGGTTGCAACGCCATTATTAAGCAGTGAATCCCTTTCCGTGAAAGTGAATTTATCGGTATCCTTCGGAGCCAGCACTCCGACAAGTGCCATAGTCTGCGCGGGTTTGGATTCCGCACCGTTTCCGGTTGATAGCATTTGCGCCCATTTTGCCATAACAGCGGCGGCGATTTGTACCGGTTCAGTCGGTGATCCGTACATGCCCGCAACGGATGATTGCTTTGAATTCTCAGAGCTTCCCCATGTCACCAAATTACTTGCGGTATCAGCTTTGAATGAAAAGTGCACGCCGTCAATTTGCTGCACTGGAAGAAAGCGCCTGTCCAATTCCGTTTCGATTGCAAGCAAATTGGTTGCGTCAACATAAGGTGAAGTCCAGAGCTGAAACCATGTATCACCAAGGGCGGTAATCAATGAAGTCAACGCCGGTGTAGCGGCTCCGGCATTCATTGCAACGATAGTCACGGCAACGCCTGCGGGTAATTCTTCACCGACATTATAATTCAAACGGATATCAATATCATCACCGTTCACGCCAAGATTCAACGCCTCAAAATCGACGGTATCAACAGTGTCATCCGTTGACTTCACCGGAAGGTTTGGATGGCTTGCGGCTATCTCTGCTGCCAATGCTGCGGACATATCGGAAACACTGTCACCGCTTGAAATCGTTACGGCTATGCGCTCACCGGCAATATAAACAACCAGCTCACCGTCGGCGGTTGCTGCGGCTGTGAACTGGATCTCACCAACTGATTTGCTTGTGGCAACGGCGATAGGGTCTTTTGACACCGCAATCTGCGTGAATTCATTATTGGTATTGTTGGCAAAGAAAGCTATTGCCTGACGGTGCAACATTGAGCCACGACCCCAAAAGGTTGCCGACTGGTCTGCGTTCTTGACCGAGTTTAATTCGTCAACGGGCTTGGTCCCGGCATCCGTTGCTTGTCCGATACTCAAAGCTTTATACCTTAACAGAGAAAGCCCGGACGGTGCGCCCTCTGCAAATTCCGCATACTGTCCTTGCACGCGCGTGGCCGGTATATCATTGAAAGATGTTGCCATGATTTTTATACCTCCGATTGAAAGTTATAATTAAAAATTTTATTATTTTTCAGATTTCTTTTTCTGATTCGACGTTTCTGATTTTGATGGGATGCTTGAACTGAATCCGCTTGATTTCGTTTCCTCTTTCGTCCCAGTTTTCAGCGGTTCCTTTTTCGCTGTGGTAATAATTTTTGCGCCACCGTCCGCAACACGTCTTAGCCAGTATTGGCTTTTAGGTACACGCTCACCATTTTCAGAGATAAACCGCTTCCTTTCAGGATCATAAAGCTTGGTGTTACCCACTGCCTTTATTGTGATTTTTTCCATTTAAAAACCTCCGTTTATAAAGTTGATTCGGCTGCAATATCCGGTTTATCTGGGTCGATATGTCCATCAATGCCGATGCCGGTATCGTGTGATTCAAAATCTTCAAGCGGTTGCGCTTCAGGTGCGTAATCATAATAAACTACTTCATAAGTCATTATGCCAGCCGTGAAATTTATTTCCGCTTTTTCCGTCCTCATTACAATATTTGTACTTAAAAGGTAAATATCCTCAACGTCAATAGTTGTAAAGCCAAGCGTCGGGTTCAAGTCAATTACATTTTCGATTTGCTCCGCTATTTCATCAATGATATCATCCGTTGATTCTATCCCATCTTCCTTGCAAACAATTTCACAGACCAAACGATATTTTCTTTTATATCTTCTTGGCGCTGTTTTTTCATGGTCGGATGTTTCGTCTAACATATAAATTGATATCGTCGGCAACTCTGTTTTCCAATAAGGGACGGCCCTATTTAAAACAGTTGGGACAACGGCGGCATCATACGTAATATTAGCCGCATCCAATATGGTTTTTATTTTGTCCCTTATCTGTTTTCTTTCTTTTGCCATTAATTAAAATCCCTTATGTTTAAGCAAAATTCCTTCCCGCGTGTTTAAGCAAAATTCCTTCGTATTGCAATTTCTGCGGATGTTGTCGGTTTCGTCCCGGCTTCCGTGTATACCTCAAAAGTATATTCGTGCGTTGACGTACCTATCGTATTCAGATACATTTTGGCCGGAGTCGAAACAAAATCATATTCAATATCAAGATTTAAAAGCTTGGCGGTCAATTCAATATCCGCCACACTTGCTTCCAAATCATCCGCCGCTGATGTACTATCTGAAATAGCTTTCATATTTGCGTCGATGTTCCCAGCGGTAAAATTCATTTGATCGGTTGCCGTTTTCACGTCTGAAACGGCTGCATCCAGGTTACCAATATTAGCTTCGACGTTATCCGCCGCCGCCGTGCTGTCCGATATGGCCTTGGCGTTACTGTCAACATTGCCAGACGTGAAAGACAATTGATCCGTTGCCGTTTTAATTCCGGGAACGTCTTTTAAATTGGTGATATCAAAAGTGCCTGAATTATTCGTTATCGTGCCAACAATATTGCCTAAAAATTTGCCAATTGTTGACGCAATTACAGTCAGATTATCACAGGAAACATTTAAAAATTCTACAAGAGGATTTGCATTGGTTATATCTATATGACCCGCAAACATACAATTAGAAAGTGACATTTCGTCAATATCATCAAACGTACTTGTACCAGTATCTAATATATCACAACCATAAAATCTGACAGCGTGCGCGGTTACTGTATCCAGCGTTTCTATTCTTGTTCTAATAAATTTTGCGATGGTGACCGTTGGTGGTGTACCCCAATCAATGCCGCCGCTAATTTCACAATCTTCAAAAGTCACTATACCATTATTACTTAAATCAATAGCTTTTCCGGAACCATAATTTCTAATATGCATGTTTTTAATCGTTGAATTATTAAATTGCAAAACATCAGCAGACGCAGCAGTTTCTAATTTTTTTAAGCTTCCCAATCCTACAAGGCTAACGTTTTCGCCAAGAGTTATCAGGCCTTCTGCATATGTTGCAATGTCTGACATTACATATATAATACCGCCTTTTGCCGTTCCACTACTTAGACGGCTATTTGCTTCTGCAAGAGTCCGTAAAGGATCTTCAATGCCTCCCCTGTTGCCATCATCACCGGCACCGCTTGTAAAATCAAGATAAACGGATTCAATCCTATCATTCGTTAATTCAACTCGTAAATTTTCAACCGGGCCACCATCAACAAAATTCACAGTTAACATAACTTCGTCAACGCCTTTAGCAAATGCAGCATCCGGCCAGTCAACTCTGTAAAGGCCAGGTGAGGTAGTTGCGTCAACCTCAATCATTTTGTTATCGGCATGTGCTGAATTTGCAGCACCAAGGGCTGTTGCATCAACTTTTGTTGCGGGGGTCGATCTTGTCCTTGTGTATTGCAAATCAAAAAGCGTTATTGTAAGTCCAGTTTCAAATTGGAAATAAGTGGTTACGTCTTTACTGCCTTTGGGTACTCTCATTTTAAACCTCCGTTAATATCCTTGAGTAAATCCACCCGTTAATTCTTGTGTGCCGCCAACCATATGAACGTCCACGCCTGCCGGTGCGCCCGATATCTGATCTATGCCAATATCCCATGCAGTAGGTGAACTTGGTCGAGTTTCTTGATCTATATCAATGGTAAATACAGTATCATAATTATTTCCAGCCGCCTCTAAATCCGAACCGCTCTGTATATGGTGATCCTCACTGCCGCCAGTAACATTGACAAATTTTGCCCCAGTTGCTGCACTGTATGCCATATTTTGCAGGCCTGAGCTTCCCGTTGCGTCACTTGATGCACATTTAACCAAGGTGGCTAATCCGCTTGATCCATCGTTGTAATCATCAGAGGAATTGTCCCCAGAGTAATGATTATACATGTCCATTGTACCGCCACCACCAGCATCAGGCTCAAAATATACACCAGTACCATTGCCATTTGTTACACTATTATATATTTCAAATCTTGCTTGCTCAGTTGCAGTATTCCCAAATTGCATGGCCACATTACAGCCGAAAGCATCGCAATTTGCAACCAAAACAGGAGTTACACTTGTAGTAGTTAATCTCACACCTGTTGCATCTGCGTGTCCCGTGGCTTTGAAAAAACATTCAAGAAATTCTAACCTTATAGATACATCTGTGGCATAAACACAATAATTTTTATAAGAAGAGAAAACATTTACAAAATCTATACCAGTTACAACAATTGCTACCTCTTTAATGACCATACAGTTATCCGCAGTTGTGGATAGCGTATAACCTGAGTCACTTCTTTTAGTTTTCCTGCTGTCAGGGTGTACCCATATATCTATATATCTTGTAGAATCACATGTCCAATTGGAAAAAGTGTAATTAAAAGATATGTTGCCGCTATCGGTTTGTCCGTCATAACGGCAAACCGCTCTTGCTATTTCATCTGCGGAAACAATATTCCTATCTTCTCCTGAATCCCAAGCATCAATATCTGTATAACACCTTTGGATGTAATAAGCCAATCCTGATTGACTGGTTTTACTACTCGCTGTTTGCAGCGTTAGTTGCGTTGCTGAATCTCTTGTTAATACATATCTTGTTTCCGGAGTTCCGCCGGTATCTATTCGAAAAAAGTCTCCCTCACCCCAATCCGTGTCAAACGTTCCACCGGAAAGAGTAACGATTAATCCCGTGGCATCGATGGCAATTGTACCTGTGCTATACTGGGATTTTGTCCCCACTGATTTTGACACTATTGTAGGCATTTATGGCAACCACTTTTTAATGGAGTTTTTTAATTTCATTGGATTTTCATAATCACAAACATATACCTGATTCAAATCTTTTGCAATGACAACCTCGCCCTCTGATAAAACAGAATTATAATCTAAATAATAAACCGGCCTTTTATCCGCCCCGCGTCTTGTAAATTCTATGATTTCCTCTTCCGTGAAAGTTTCGTCACTTACTAAAATTAATGTTTGATATTGTTGTTCTCCCCCTGTTGGGTATCTGAAAACCCCTGGCAATATTTGAGCGTTGTCATATTCGGCTTGCTTCATCTTTCCAGAGGCAAGCATCTGATCGTGTATTGTTTTTGCTCGATCTGAAGTTATTATATTCAGAATATCTTTATCATTAAATCTTCGCGTTTCCGTGGCTATGACAATTTCTACAAACATGTTATTTTATCACCAAATTCGCAACAGCGGTTCCGAGTAATAATATTAAGGTCAATAATATTCCGAAAAATCTTTTATTCAAAGCATCTATTGCTATTTTAATACAGTCAATCGTCTTGTTAATTCCTATAAGTTCAATATTTAATCCGTGGTGTTTCGCTTCGCATGTATCTTTTATCACAAAATTATCCGCCATTTTTAAACCTCTTCATTTAATAATATCCTGATCGGCCCCGTCCCGTCTGGCTGGTTCCATGTAAATTTATAAGTCTTACCGCGCACAGTCACAGTATCGGCCCGCGCAACCGGCGCGGCTAAATCATTCGCGTTAATTAAAACAGTAGGATTTAAAGATAATATTGGTTGCTGAGTATCTGGATCGGTCGCTTCATACTCATTATCAAAAATAGAACTGATAGCGTATGGCGCACCACCATCCGGATTGTATGTTATTTCCTCGGCGAAGTCTTCCTCGTTAAAAAAAGTCTCCTCCAAATCAGTAACCAAATCATCTTTAAATGTTGCCATTATTTACCGCCATATTTACACCAATTATCTTGAAAGGTCTTTGGCTTTCTTAATGATGGCACCGGCAACGCTCTTGCTGAAACCTGTTATTTTTTCAAAATCAGCAACTTTGGTCTTTCCCAAGTCTGTAAGAGTTTTTATGTCCTCACCATTCAAAGACATTTGGATGCCTTTATCAACTCCGTCAATAACTGTCAAGTCGGAAGGGTCGAATTTCTTTTCGGTTTTTGAAGCTTGTTTAACAATCCCAAGTTTAATAAGGCTAAATGCTTCGGCTTTGTTCTCTATATCGATAACATCGCCAACAACATGCTGCTTATCTCCTATGGGGATAACACCTTTTAAAATTTCAACTTTCATTATAGCCGCCTTAAAAAAAAGACCGGCGGCGCATTACCGCCGGTCTGGTTATTAAATGAAATTTCTTTACCGTTATACAGCTTTTGCAGAAACGAAAGCATCCACCTGATGCAAAGACATCAAAGGTGCTGACTGCAAAAGAAGTATGCGGCTACTTGGGTCTTTTTCAATCCATGATTTTGCAAACCTGGGAGCTTCAACCATAGCCTCTATGTCCTGAATCATTCCATAGAGTTTTTCAGCCCTTGCACGCGTGCTTCCCATTATGACTTTATCAACTGCAATCATGGGCTGTGTAGCGCCTGCATCGTCAATATACTGCGCGTCGTATGTGTAAATATCAAGACCAGCTTCATCGTATCGGCCACGATACTTTGCACCGCTGTCAAGATCGCGGGTTTCAAATGCCACGCTATCCGAACGCCTGAAATTAACGCGCTTTTCATATTCAGGATGTGCGACAAAAGCATCGTAAACGCTTGAACCCATGATAGCGAATTCTGAGGATATACCGGAATCCTGAGCATTCAAACGGTCCCATGTGCGCAAATTCACGAACGGCGTTGAATTAGTGGTATCTGTCCAAAGGGCAAGACCTGTCAGAGTGATCTTATGCGTTGCCGCCATCTGGAAATCGATAGCATCATTCACGCCTTCACCAACTACGGTTATGATACCGTCATTCAAAACATCCGAGCATTGCTGCTCTTCGCGGCGCGTTATGATTGCATTCAATTCACCAAGGTCTTCACCAAGCTTGCGGGCAGCACGCTGTCCGGCTGTCAAGTTACCTTCATAAATACTACGGCCAATATCGCGGGTCAAATAATCTTCTGCCGTTGTTATCATTTTCGGCTTTACATAAGGCGGCGCGTATGTGTTGGTGGTGTATCCGATTCTCTCTACCATTTTACCCGGCATTCTTGGATTGACATAAGGCGCAATCCTCTGCTTGCCTTTGCGAATATCAATATCAACCGTTTTGGTATTGAATGTTTTTTGTCCTGTGAAAATGAAATCACGCAGAAACGTTTTCGGCGCAATTGACTGTGACAATGCTTCTAACATTGCCCTGGTTTCGAAAAGATCAACAGCCATTTTTTGTCCTTTTTTTTAAGTTAAATAATACGTTAATTGCATTCAAAAAAATCACACAGAACTACTGCGGAACAACAGTTTTGAGATAAATACTCTTATCTCTGCAAAGATCTTTGACCCCGGCTACTGTGTCGCCTGCGTCAAGCGTTACCTGTTGGTCGTCGAATTCCCCTGATAAGTAATAAGGCGTATGTGTCACGTCTCCACCACTTGCGTCAGTATCCTCTATCAAAATAGCATAAGGGATTTCAGAGCCATCACCTGCGGCTGCGGCAACATCGCACTGTGTTAATTTTCCCGATGCGGTAATTTTTGCAATCAGCGTACCGCGCACTAAATTTTGTCCAGAGATTAACGTTCCCTCATCGGCGATGTTAGGATAATCGCCCGCGAGAAGATTGTCATGTGTGAAAGTTTCAGACATTTTATACCTCTTGTTTAATTGTTTTTATTTTTATTTTTTCCGCTTTTTCCGTGCTGCTATTTGACTTTTGAATTCATTCCCGCAACCATGTTCTTGACATTCTCATTTTTGGCTTTGGTGTCGGCATCAACTCCGGCATTATCGGGTGAACCGGTGTCAAGACCGTTTATGGATGTATTCAATTCTTGACCGTCCGCTGCACTGTCTCCATTGGCTTTTTCGGCTGCGGCTTTATTGAACGCATGTAGTTCCAATGCAACACTTTCTTTTGTCGCCTTGGGGTCTTTCAACGCATTCTCTATGATCGTCTCCGTGCCTTTGATACCGGCAAGACTTTTAATGTCTTCAACGCGCTTATTCTCAACCGTGGCACCTGCAGCCGTAGCAGCGTTCAAAGCTTCTTGGTTTGGCGTTGCCGCTTCTGTTGCGCCTTCTGCCTTTGCAGCGTTATAGATTTCTGGATGTTTGTCCTTTAGTTCTACAAGATTCATAATTGAATCCTCCTTTTGGGTTATTGAGTTTGTATCCGTTGGTTTTATTACCGCGTGGTTTGTATCTATTGGTTTTGCGTTCGTCGGGATCACGTTAGATAAATTTTTCAATTCGTTATAACGACCGGCGTTTTTATAATTGAATTTCGATATATCAACTTTTGCCGCCGCCTTTAATGGCTCAACGGTCTTATCCGCGAAACCTTCCTCGAATGCTTCTTTGCCGGTGTACCATGTCTCAGCATCCATTAAGCTTTTTATTTCGTCAAGGTCTTTGCCGGATTTTGCGGAGTATATACCTGCTATTTGTCCCTGGATTTTATCAAGCAAGTCCGCATCTCTTCTTAAATCCTTGCTTTCCCCCCATGTTACAAAGGAAGGATTGTGCATCATAAACAATGCATTCTCTGGCATGATTACAGTTTTACCAGCCAGGGCAATAACAGAAGCAATCGACAATGCCATGCCGTCAACATAAACTGTAATATTCTTTTTTGAATTCAGCAAAATAGTGTGTATGGCTTGGCCGTCCACAACAGAGCCGCCGGGCGAACTAATATGAACGTCAATATTTTCAGCCTCTATCTCTTTGAATTCGTCCGAAAAATGTTTAGCCGTTATTCCCCACAGCCCGATTTCATCATAAATATTGATTTCGGCAGTGTCGCTTTTCTTGTTAAGAATTTCAAACCAATTTTTCATTATTCCTCCGGTGGTTCTACAGGGGGGATCGTATTATCGTCCGTTGTTTCATCGTCCGCTGTTTCGTTGCTATTATCTAAACCCAATTTTTCCAGCAATTTATTTTCTTGTGACCTTCGCGCCATAGACGAAGCCCAATCGCCGCCATTAATATTTGTGTATTCTGTTGAGTGGTCGGAAAGATTACCGGCTATTTTTTCACGCGACGCCTTTGTTTCTTTTAATGGATCAATTTGCCCTGGTCCGGACCCAACCCATTTTGCGGAAGACCAAGCCCAACGCCGATAATTATCAGTAAGAAAACCAGGCGCCGAAATTCTGCCGCTTATTATTTCCTGATAAAGCCATTCCTCAAAAACGGGTTGGCACCAATTGCGGGCGGTAAACATGCGGCGATTTCTGTAATGCTTCCAGGCTTCGAGCATCGCACCACGTGCTGCCGAATACGAAGACTGAAAATGCAATATCAATTGTTCGAAAGGTATTTCAACTGCCGCCCCGATTTGTCGCACTATGGAATTGAAAAATATATCAAAATTTGCGTTCGGTCTTTTTGGATCGGCAAAACTTACGTCCTCACCTTCTGCCAACTGGATCATATTACCGGAACCCATTTCCATTAATTTTGCATCTGCTGCATTATCTTGATTTGTTACTTTCTGAGCGTCCGGGATGGTCTGTTCTAAAATGTTGCCTTCTGATGTTTGAGACTTTATAAAGGCTGTGAAAAAACTATTAATCACCGCCGCCATTAATTCCGAATTCGTGAAGCGCCCAAGTTGATGCAACTGTTCTATCACGGGAGCAAGCAAAGGCACGCCCCGCCTTTGCCCTGGGCGCACGCGGTCAAACAAATGAATAACATTACGACGCCCGGATTTACGCCCGTACGCACGGACCTCAGTCCACCCGTATGAGCTATTTAAAATGCTTGCACCCGGATGTGTTTTTGCAAAGTGATATATTTCCGGCGCTCCGTTTGCATCAACCTGAACGCCGCCGCTTAACCTTTTTGTATCTGGCTGCATGTTTGGGTTTTCTACAAAATCACCCTCAACAACTAACAGACGTAAATTATTATCAACAAATTTTTTCTTCGGGTTTGCTATCGGTAGGAGCGTGAAGCAATCACCGGACATAAGCGTCGAAAGAAAAGCCAGCCCTTGCATCTCATAAAAGTTTTGTGTCTTGGTCTGGTCACAATGTTTTGATTCAGCCCATGCTTTGAAGCGGTTTTCCGTATCGGTTTCCCATGCCCTTGCGGCTTCCGAGCTTATGCCTAAAATGCTTTCTTTGATCAGGCATTGCAAATCTAAACCGATGCCGATAGCATTAGTCACCGTCCGTTTTAAGGCACCGCTTCCAAGTGGATTATTTCTGTAAAGGTCCCGCGCCCTTGCCCGTAATGCAGGCAAGTCCTTAAGATCGTCAACGTCCGAACTTGCGCCCCGGCTATCGAAACCACGACCAGCCGTGCGAACGGTTGACGCGCCAATGTATCCGGTGTTTTTGAGAGTTTGAACTAAGACTTTTGACCGTACACGCTTCATCCCGTAAGCGGGAAAAACGCTGTTTATTGCGCGGTCATATATGGAAAGTTTTATCTTGGGAGCGTCGTTTTTAACGATTTGCATAATCCTAATATATATTTAAACGCCTTAAATTACAAAAAAATTATGAATCATGCGGAACTACCCGCCGGGTTTTAAGGCCGCCGCCTCTGGCTTCAGCGTCAACAATGCCTTTCCAGTATATGATTTTTTTTGTTATTACATCGGCATCGGCCCGCGTTAAACTGCGTCCTGCAATTTCATATTTCTGGCTATTAGCTACTTTAGTGTCGGCGATAATCCATAGCGCCAATTGTGTTTCTGCTGTTGTTGCCATATCATCCCCTCTATGAAGCGCCCTTGCTCAAAATCCTTCTGCCTCTTGAGGATTTTAATTTGGGCTTTCCGGTTAAAATTATATTTTCCTTTGCCAATAATTCAAGGTTCGGCGATAACAACTTGAAAGCGGCCAATGCATAAACCGCGCAATCAAGTGTTTCGTTTCGCTTGTTTGGTGCCAGAGTCCAAACATGTGTAGGCATTCCTGATGCTCTTCGCAAGATTCTTTTTTCTGCTGTCAACTGATTGAAAAATGTTTTATCCAATCCCTTCGGAAAGTGTACAAATCCCGGTCCAGGTTCAGGAATTTTATATCGTGAATACAGCGTACCCTTGGCCTGGTCAACACCCACCTGTATTAAATATATCTTTTTGGTTTTGTTTTTTGTCACGCGGCCAATAATCGGGCGCCCACTTCCGGCGTGACCTTGAATTGCAAACACCTTACGGAATTGTCTATCCCTTGCAAATGCATACACCTCATCCGTCCGGTGTCCCATAGCATCAACAAACGCACAGGCAATATAAATCTTGTATCCGCTTTCGTGTTCAAATTCCGTCAATAAATAATTATCCAGGTCGCGCCATACCTCGGCTTGGGATGTATCTCCGAATAATATTTTATGCTCAATCAACCAGCTTTCATTATCAATGCCCCATCCATAAACCGATATTTCCAATCGGTCATCCTGTGTATCGACTCCGGCGGTAAGACATAACGCGCAAGCAGGAACGGGAGCCGCGTATTTCTCGCAACGCTTCATCATCCAATCCGCATCAATAGTAACCGGTGAAAGCTCATACGTTTCACCTAAGACGGTATTAACCCATACCTGCCGCTTCTGCGGATCCGTCAAACTTTCAAGATGTTCCTTTACTGCTTGGCGCCACGAATACCAGCCCAACGGTGAATATAAAGCAGACAAATGAAATCCCGGTATTTTGTTTTCGGGTTTGGTTTTCCGCCATTCGCCTTTCGAAAGCACGTCTGTTTTATGGTTTTCATATATTTTATCGCTGCATTTCACACAATGCAAATAAACTGTATCCGGGTCCCGATTTTCAAAGCGTATGTTTTCCCATTTTATAATTTCCATGTTGCCGCAAAAAGGACACGGCACAAAATAATAACGTTGGTCTGAATCTTCAAACCGCTTATCAATCCTTGATTCTTCTGCAATTGTTGGTGTGGATATTATAAATATTTTCCGGCGTGGAAAATTTGTTGTCCTGCGGATTGCCAACGCCAAAGGATCGCCCTCACCCTCAACGTCACTGGGCCAGCCGTCAACCTCATCTGCTTTAAGATTGGCTATCGGCATGCCACGCAATGCCGCCGCAGAATTTGCGCCGCCTATCATTATTGTGCCGCCGGGGAAATCTTTCTGCAAAATATTATTACCGGACCGGCGACTTACACTTTCTGTAACTTTTTTTCTAATTTTCTGGCATAGATTAATGGATGATGTCAAACGCTGTTTGCTATATCTTTTAGCAATTTCAACAGTCGGCTGAACTGCAAGCGTTGGCGCGGGAACGTGGTCAATGACAAACATTAACCAGTTCAGCCCGGCTTCCGTCGCGCCAATCTGCGAGCCTTTCATGAATACAATTTCCTGTGCGTGGCTTTGCGGTGACAACTCTTGCATTACTTCTGCAAGGTATGGCGTGCGGGATGTGCGCCATTGCCCCGGCTCGGAACTTGACACTTGAGGAAGCTTCCTGTATTTGTCCGCCCACTCAGTGATAGAGAATTCCGGAGGCGGTTTCAGTGCTTTAAAAAAAGCCGTCTTCAATCTGTCAATACTATTCATCAGCTTTTATTAATTCGATTTTTGTGGAGCTTAAAGCAGACAACGCGGTTTTTAATTCGCGGTCAATTATATCATAGCATCGTGACGGGTCATTCTCCGGAGCTACAAGGGATGCAATGCGGGAAGAAACATTCAATATATTTTGTTTAACCGTGTTGGCTACATCAAAAAACAATTCTTTCGCTTTTTCATAATCTACCAACTCACCCGCCCGCGCCTTGTATTCCAACTCTTTTAATTTTGCTTTGTGTATTATCTCAACTGTCCGCGCCCTGTTCATTTGAGATGGAGCTTCGGACGCTGTTTGGGCTTGTGGTATTTCTGAGGTCTGTTTTTTTTCTGATGCCGGTTTTCCCAATGCCGGTTTTTTTGCGCCGTTTTTTTTCGTCGCCCCACCACCGGGATAATTCAGGGAATGGTCGGTATTCTTTCCCCAATCAGAAACGGCCTTTATTGGATCAAACCATATAGCGGTACGCTGTCCGCGCTGTTCTGTTTTGTCTGGCGTGATACGTCCATTCTGTACGGCAATCTGTACCGCCCTGTGATGTACACCAATGAGACGCGCAAGCCCGCGCTGAGTTACGAATTCAGACACTAACCGGCTCTTCTCTGTTTAACAACCGCGCCGTCTTCCCTGTTAATTCTCGATAACGCCGCACTATTACGTCAACATATGCTGGATCTTTTTCTATCGTCAAACAGTTCCGTCCTGTTTCTTCACAAGCAATGAGCGTCGAACCCGAACCGCCAAAAGGATCATAAACAACGCCTTTGCGCGGGGATCCATCAGTTATTAAATGCATTAACAAATCCACCGGCTTCATTGTTGGGTGCAAATCACTTTTAGCTGGGCGACTATAATTCAACACCGTAGAACTATTGCTCTCACCATAAAACTTATGCTTTCCCTTCCAGCCGTATAAAACAAACTCATGCTTGTGGTTGTAATCTTTACGCCCTAATACAAAATGATTTTTACACCAACACAAATAGCTGCTCCAATAAAAGCCGCTTGCGTCGAAAGCCGTTCTCAAGTTATGTAATTCAACATTACTCATAAAAATATAGCAAGTATTGTAATCTTTAAGTGGCACAGGTTTCAAAAAATCCATAAAAAATTGCTTATAATCTATCCCTTTGTCATTCTCGATAGGTTTTTGTATATGGTTTCCCCTGTCAATAGCATTAAGCATTTCATTTTTTGCGGAATAATTAACACCGTAAGGCGGATCTGTTAAAATCATATCCGCTTTTTTATCACCAAACACTGCAGCCACGTTTTCAGCATTGGTCGAATCTCCGCACAGTAAATGGTGTAAGCCGCCGAGCGCCCACAAGTCACCGGTTTTTGATATTATATTCTTAGGTTTTGCAGGAGCGTTGTCAACTCCATCGCGTGGAGCCACCCTGCTTGTGCGCTCACCGTCGCGGCGATCGCCTGTATCAAAGTCATCCATCAGAGTTTCTATTTCCTTATCGTTAAATCCAGTTTGCTCTAAGTAGTAATTCTCTGTATCCAATTCTTTCATTATCTGCGCGACCTTTTCATCATCCCATCCCGTTTCAGATATTTTATTGTCAAATATCACAAACGCTTTTTTTTGACTCTCGGATAAATGGTCTATTTTTATGCATGGAAGTTCTGTCAACCCTAAAATTCGAGCTGCTAACAACCTGCCGTGTCCCGCAACAAGCTGTCCGGTTGAGTCGGCTATTACTGGATTTAAAAAACCATACTCCAGCATGCCAGAAGCCAGCCGGTCTATTTGTTCTGGCGGGTGCAATTTAGGATTCAATTCATATTCGACAAAATCTGAGATAGGGACAAGGGGAATTCCTGCAGGAAATTTAATAGCCACTGTAACCGCCTTTTGAAATGTTGATTGTTTTTATTAATATAAAAAAATGTTAGCCAGTTAGCCAGAAGCTTTTAGCCAGTTAGCCAAATAACAGATTCACTTATAAAAAACCGCGTTTTTAGCTTAAAAACGGCTATGCCGAATGATTTGGTTTTGTAGAAAAAGAGATCGCGCTTCGCTATACC